CGCACATCAGATTCGCCTAATCGTTCAGAATATACTTCTAATGATGGCCTTTATAAGGTCACCGTTAGTGTTCTAACTTCTGGTAAACCTGGCTCAGCCAGTTACCGAGTTAGATCCATGTTTCGAGTTGATGTCTCGATTTTGGCGACAGATCCGTTTAATGCGGCTGTGTCGGCATATCAGACTTTCTCGGCATGGGTAGTTACCGATAAACCACCGTTTGGTTTTTCCGTCACTCAAATGACGAATATAACCGCGGCTTTACTCGGTCTTCTGACGGCTTCAACGAACGCTGCCATAGTTAAAATGCTTGGCGGCGAACATTGATCCAAGATAGTAAAGGGAAGCGTCCATAGGACGTCGGTGATTCTCATTGCTCGAAGCCTACCCCCAGTCTGGAGGAGACTTGAAAAGCGATGAAAAGGACCTACTGAGACTGGCGCTTCTCATCTATCAAGATGCATGCGCCAGATGTACAGTTGATGTCTCCGATTTACGTGACTTAATGACAATAAAGTCACGGGTCAAAAGTGAAGGTTTATCTTTTCTAACGATAACCCTCCCTACCTTTTCAAGAGATTTTGAATATTCTCTTGCTTTGGGTAGAATAGACCCAACTCTCTTTCGTTCTTTTCGAAAGATAGGATCAATCCCTGCATTTTTGCAAGGTATGATCGGTCTGATTTTTGACCGGGAGACAGGAAGGATTTTAGATGAAAACCCCCGCATTTGTCGCTCGACCATTATCGATTCTGTTCGGCAAATATGCCGGACGTTCGGCAAGATCAAGCTCCCTTGTACGCCCGAAAGAACGTACAAGGCGGTGCAGGGATTCGTTCAATCTGAGCGAGACCTTGCGAGTCTTGAGATTCCGCATGATTTACATCGCTTATATAACGATGTTTCTCATGTATTATGGGGTCCTGTTGTATCAGGCTGTGATCTTAAAGCAGCCGTTCCACGACATGGCCCCGGAGCCACCGCCGAAGGTGTTTCTGGTAATCAGAAGTACCGTTGGCGATTGTGGCACGAACGCCTTGAACCTTTCTTCCCTTTCTTAGAAAACGGGTATAGTATATCCGCTTTCGATAGTAAGGAGTTTGAGGATGTCAAGTTCGTTTCTCCGAACGAGGAGTTACCTGTAAAGGTAACTCCCGTTCCTAAGACTCAAAAGGGTCCAAGGATTATTGCTATCGAACCTGCATGCATGCAATATGCACAACAGGCACTTCAATTGGTTCTGTATAAACAGATCCAACGTAGTAAGTTTACCTCTGGTCATGTGAATTTCACTGATCAAGAGGTTAACAGACGATTAGCTTTAATCGCGTCTAAGGATAAATCTCTTGC